CGTGATTTTTATCTACCAGGTAAAACACTGACTGCTTATAATAACCAGAGTTATTTCAATGTAGCACAGACAGCAATGCCATATACTACCGGTAATAACTACAGTCAATTTAACAACTACACTGACTATGTTCATAATCAGTCTGGCGATTTTGAAATTAATCTTTATCGCAATACCAATTTCAATCTAGTAGAAAATAATCCCGGTATGATTGAAATGAGTTATCGATCACGCAGTGAATATGCTAATGTTAAATTTACCTCGGGTATGTTTGTAGAGAACAATACTTGGCTAGGCAACGCTCTAAATAGTTTTAGTGGCGGTGGTAATAATAAAATGAGCTCAACATACTTTACTGGTGTGGGCATTGATCGTACCTTTGGCAAGACTAACTTCTATGCCAATGTTACACACGGTGTAACACTAGCCGGTAGCTCGAGCGATAATGTTAGTAACCTCGGTAGTGTTCTTAGCTACACCTGGACATTAGGTGCTGAACACAAGGTAGATACCAAAAATGCCCTGGGACTAATGGTATATCAACCTGTGTCAGTATATCGTGCCATGGCAGATGTTACTGCACCGGTAGGATTAGACAGCGATTTCAATGTTGTTCAGAATAGCCGCCAGAATCTTGCTGCTACTGTTCACGAAACACGAGTAGGGCTTTACTACAAGTTCAAAGATGAAGATCGTTCAAATATCCTGGCATTTGTAGAGAATCGTCAAAACTATCGTGGTCAACTTGGTGCTAGCGACAATGTTGCTGGAGTTATGTTCAATCAACGTTTTTGAATTTGGTAATTTGTTGATCGGCTTGTGATACGCAGGCCTGCATAGAGCATATCTGGGGCTCCTTTGGTGGAGCCCACCATTCTGACCAAATGTTTCCTAAAGGTTGATTATTACAATCACTACCTGCCACCCATCCATTGTAGTTTATTCTCAAACGTTCTATTCCCACATTACATAACATTCCACTATAAACTGGATTGGTATTATATTTTTCTTCGTGTCGTTCTTGCCAGGTAGTCGATTCAAAATGTATTTTTTGTTCTACTGCTTTGCGACCTTGTATTATATCTAATTGTTCATTGGTATAAGGGTACATTCCAGATTCGGCCATAGCATTTTTATACAGAACAGATTTACTTACTACAAATTTATATTCACGCTCTATTGCCAATGCTCGTTCAAGATCTTCATCAAAATAATCAGGACGAATAGGAACAATAACATCAATAGGTTTTGATTTTGATAAAAACAATTCTATAATGTATTTTATCAAACTGGGATTTTGCCAATAGTGATAACTCAATCTCAATCGATCAACCTGTGGTTCAACCGCCCACCAATCCATCCATAACTGTCCGCCGCCTGTATGAAGTTCAATGTGCCCATCAGCATCTTTACATAATTTTAAAATCCTTACTGTTCCATCCATATCCAAAGGTTCACCGCCATCGAATGTCCAATCTATTGTTCTACCAAGATCGGCATAATGATTTATCAGTAGATTGGTTATACGAACATACTCGACTGTATCTCTAGGCAACCCACCACCTCTTGAGGCAATGGGGCAATAACTACATTCCGCTTTACAGTAATCGTTAAGATGCCAAGTAATTTGAGTTTTTAATTGGTTCATTGTTGACAAGGCCTAAATAATAGCGTATACTATTTACTCACAGACAACACATGGTATCTAATATGAATAAAATTGATGAAATCTTGTTAATCACTCAAGAGGAGTGCGCCGAAGTCACTCAGGCCATCAGCAAGTGTTTTAGGTTTGGGTTAGACAATATCAAACCAGGCAAACCAAAAAGCAATAGAGAACACCTGGAAGAAGAACTAGGTGATTTGGTAGCAATGATTACTCTACTGGAAATGAATGGCGTAATTAGTCAACACAATATTGAAAAGGCCAAACTGGCCAAATTTGAAAAACTTAAACAATGGTCAAATATCTATGAGCAAACTAAAGATCAGTGAACTGTTCTACTCCATTCAAGGAGAAGGCCGATATATGGGAGTGCCTAGTGTGTTCCTTCGCACATTTGGTTGCAACTTTACCTGCGATTCATTTGGTATGCCGCGTGGAACAAAAAGTATAGAACGGGTAAACGTAGCATTTGCTCATAGTAATACTCCTTACAAAGATTACAAAGATCTACCACTTGTGAGCACAGGCTGCGACAGTTATGCCAGTTGGGATCCAGCATTTAAAGACCTAAGCCCTCTACTAACTACAGATGCTATTGTAGAGCGTATTATGGAAATTCTTCCACACGGTGAATGGCGTGACGAACATCTGGTCATCACAGGCGGAGAACCATTACTAGGATGGCAAAAACAGTATCCAGACTTGTTGGATCATCCTAAGATGGCCGGGCTTAAAGAAATCACATTCGAGACCAATGGCACCCAAACGCTTACACCAAAATTTAAAGAATATTTAAGAAAATGGGAATGTTATCACGATGGCAATTTTCATAGAGAAATTACATTTAGTGTCAGTGCTAAACTGCCTTGTAGCGGTGAAGCATGGGAAGATGCTATTAAACCCAAAGTGGTCTATGAATATGAAACCTATGGCACAACCTATCTAAAATTTGTTATTGCTACAGAACAAGACTTTGCTGATGCCCAACGTGCTATTTCTGCCTATCGTGGTGTAGGGTTTGAGGGGCACATTTATCTAATGCCAGTAGGTGGGGTAGAAAGTGTCTATTCTATGAACAATAAAAATGTAGCTATGCTGGCTATGAAAAATGGTCTACGATATAGCGATCGTCTCCAACTTCCCTTATTTTCTAACGCCTGGGGGACATAATGGAATGGTTTAAAAAACTCTTTTTTGAAAAGAAAACTGTAGAAACTACAGCACCCGAACCCAAGGTTGCTCCTACAGAAAAAGAAATTGCCACTGCTAACAAAGAGCCTTGGGTAGCTGTACTAACTACTCATGTCAATAAAGAAAACATTCGCAATGGTTTTTTCGAACTTGACTGGAACGAATACTTTGTGCTACAATTACGCAGTGCTGGATACACTGGCGAAACAGATGAGGCCATTGTGGATGCATGGTTTACTGAACTTTGCCGCAATGTTGGCACAGAAGAAGGGGTTGATATTGGCCGGCGTGGTTCCGGATATGTCAACCGTGCCCTACGTGATGATGGACGAACTGAGATCTATTAATGAGTAAAACTTTTATTCTAGTCGATACGGCTAATTGTTTTTTTAGGGCCAGACATGTAGTGCGTGGTGATCTCAATGACAAAATTGGTATGAGCATCCATACCGTACTAAGCAGTGTTCGCAAGGCCTGGAGAGACTTTAAAGGAGACCATGTCATCTTCTGCTTGGAGGGGCGTAGCTGGCGTAAAGATCATTATGCTCCTTACAAACGGCAAAGAGCAGAAGCTCGTGCGGCACACAGCCCACGAGAAGCCGAAGAAGAACGAGTATTTTGGGAAACATTTGATCAGTTTAAAGACTTTGTGCTGAACAAAACAAATACCAGTGTACTACATAATCCACAGCTAGAAGCAGATGATCTTATTGCTGGCTGGATCCAAAGTCATCCCAACGATAATCACATTATTATCAGCACAGACGGTGACTTTGCTCAACTTATTGCTCCTAATGTACGGCAGTATAACGGCATTATGGGTGTTACTACTACGCACGAAGGCTACTTCGATGAGAAGGGTAAACCGGTAATTGATAAAAAGACCAAAGCGGTAAAACCTGCACCAGAGCCAGAATGGCTGCTATTTGAAAAGTGTATGCGTGGCGATACTAGCGATAACATCTTTAGTGCCTATCCCGGTGTGAGAGAAAAGGGAACTAAGAATAAAGTTGGGCTACGAGATGCATTTGCTGACAGGAAAACTCGCGGCTATAACTGGAACAATATGATGCTACAGAGATGGGTCGATCATGAAGGTGTCGAACATCGTGTGCTAGATGATTATCAACGCAATGTACAACTATGCGACCTCACTGCTCAACCGCCTGAGATTAGAAAGATTATTCAAGAAACAATAGATCAAGAAATTGAAAAGGCAAAGAATATTCCACAGGTAGGAATAAGATTACTTAAATTCTGTGCGGCTTTTGACTTACAAAAGATCAGTGAACAAGTAGAAAGTTATGCAGAACCACTTAATGCAAGGTACGCTCAATGACATCATCAACAGCAAAAAATCTAATACCAAATAA